TTAGATTATAATAAGTTCTTAGAATATTATAAACTCGGCCAGACGCATGAAAATCATCCGTACCAAATGCGTTTAGACTTTACACTAACGTTGCCAGGCCTATATGAAGTTAAAAATATGTTCGATTTAACAAAAGAGCTTGACACAATGTTACTATCAAAGGTTACCTTTGCGTTCACACCCGATATAATCATGAGTCCATTGTGCCTACCGCGCCAATTACTAAATAGTTTTATAGACGAACTGTTAGAACACTGTAAAGATCCAACGTGGAAGCAACGTAGTATAGTCGATCTTTTAATAAGTTTAAAAGAACGGCCAAATTTTGAAATGCTTTGGCCCAATGAGTATGAAGAAGGCCTTAGACGTGGTAAAGAACAGTTACTTAAGATAGAAAAAATACGGAACGATTCGTTTACTATAGAAGATATACTTAAAGATCAATTATTAACATGGTGGAGGAATATATGAATCATGGAAAAAAGTTTGAGTACGTTTGGTTAGATGGTTACCAGCCAGAACCTTCCTTAAGAAGTAAAGTAAAAATAGATAACAACGCAGTAAGATGGTCGTTTGACGGTTCATCCACGCAACAAGCCGAAGGTAAAAAATCTGACTGCATATTAAATCCTGTTTCACAGTACTATATGCTTGACCGTATACGACCAGACGCAACAAGGCGTGTATCAGGTGAAGACATGAGTGCAACTTATGTTATGTGCGAAGTATTAGACGCAGAAAACAATCCACACAGTACTAACACTCGCAATGTAATTAAAAACATCAGTGAAGAATGGTGGTTTGGCTTTGAGCAAGAGTACTTTATGTACCAAGATGGGCGTCCACTAGGGTGGCCAAAAGAAGGAGAGCCAAGAGCGCAAGGTGATTACTACTGTGGAGTAGGATCCGATAACGTTGTAGGTAGAGAAATAGTTGACCGCCATACCGAAGCTTGTATGAATGCCGAAATTGGAATAACTGGAACCAACGCCGAGGTTGCTTTAGGGCAATGGGAGTTCCAAGTTTTAGGAAAAGGTGTTAAAGCCGGTGATGATTTATGGATGGCGCGTTATATATTAATTAAGATTGCAGAAAAACATGGCGTTAGTATTAACCTTGCACCTAAACCAGTCAAAGGTGATTGGAACGGTACAGGTATGCACACAAATTTCTCTAATAACAACATGAGATGTCACGGTACCGAAGACATGATGAACAATATGTGTGAAGCGTTAGGTAAAGTTCACGCAATCGGTATAAAAGAATATGGTTCAGACAATGACCAACGGTTAACAGGGTTACATGAGACACAATCTATAGACGAATTTAGTTATGGTGTTAGTGACCGTGGTGCAAGTATACGAATTCCAATTTATACTACACAAAATAATTGGCATGGTTACTTAGAAGATAGAAGGCCAGCCGGTAACGCTGATCCATATCGTATAATTAAGCACATTGTGAACACATGTGAAGATATTACCAATGGACAGAAGTCTGGATCACTATATGACGAACGGTGATTGTACGAATACACCCAAAAAATTCCCTTACTTTCCGTCGGGTAATTAATGGTTATTAAATTGATGGGAGAATGGGCACAAATCGCTGGTAAGAATGAAATAATTCTAAGCCAACGCCCACACACTCTGAGAGAATTATTGAAAATGTTAGAAGAATCATATCCATGTGGTAAGTGGGAACAGTCGACTATAGCAGTAAACCATGTTTTGTATAATGGCGACTATAATAAAACTATAACAGACGAAGACATTTGTATAATGCCATTAATAGAAGGTGGATAGAATGAATCATAACGACAGGGCCCAATCTATTCGACCTTACGGGGTGAACGGTTGGCATAGTAAAACCATAATGACAAACATTGTGTCGCTATGGTATACAGAGTAAAGAATACGCCCGGGAAAACTTTAAAATCAACAAAGGAGTTAACATGAAAAAGGATATACATCCAAAATACGAATCAATAAAGGTAATTTGTCATTGTGGCGAAATGTTTGAGACGCGATCTACACTGAGTAAAGACTTACACGTTGAGGTATGCTCCAAATGTCATCCATTCTATACAGGCAAACAAGGTAGAGTTAATACAGAAGGGCGTGTCGGTAAGTTCCACGCAAAGTATGGTAAAGGAGGATCAACAAAATGAAATATATTGCTAAGGATATGCTATACGAAGGCAAGGCTAAGAAGATTTACTCAATTGAAGGGCAACAGTTCCGTAACCAATGCATTATGTACTTCAAAGATGACGCCACCGCGTTTAACGCTGAGAAGAAGAGCCAATTCGAGGGTAAAGGAGCGTTGAATTGTTGGATATCAGACGTGCTTCTGGGCGTGATTCAGGGCTTAGGCACACCAACCCACTTCAAAGAAAGAATCAGTGATAGAGAGATAGTCGTAGACCTTGTAAAAGTAGTTCCAATCGAGGTTATCGTACGAAATATAGCAGCTGGAACGTTTTGTAAACGGTATGGTCTTAAGAATGGAACTAAATTACAACAGTCTGTCATTGAATACTGTGTAAAAGATGATGATTTAGGTGATCCTCCTATAGCATGGGAAGCGATCGTTGCTTTAGATCCAGAATCTTCTGAGATGGATGACAAATTAACCATAATGACCTTACTAACCGAAGATATTAACAAGTACTTACGTGCAATATTCTTATCGATTGGGTTAGTACTAGTGGATTTCAAGTTGGAGTTCGGTGAAAACAGTACTGGTGACATAGTTTTGTGTGATGAAATATGTCCAGACACGATGCGTCTTTGGGATGTCACTACTATGCAGTCGTTTGACAAAGATTTATTTAGGTTTGACACTGGTGACTTACTTGCCGGGTATAAAGAAGTTAAGAGGAGGTTAATGTCATGGCAGGATTAGTAGGAATCATCATGGGTTCGGCATCCGATTCATCGACTATGCAAGCATGTGTAGAGGTTTTAGAGGAAGAAGGCATACCCTTTGACATAATTGTAGCATCGGCGCATAGGGATCCGGATAAAGTTAAAGATTGGGTAGTGTCGGCCGAGGGTCGTGGCAATAAAATAATTATCGCCGCGGCTGGAATGGCGGCTGCATTGCCTGGCGTGTGTGCCGCTTATACTTCGTTACCGGTTATTGGAGTTCCAATGACATCGGAGTTGAATGGAATGGATTCGTTACTGTCTATATCGCAAATGCCTAAGGGTGTACCGGTTGCATGTATGTCGATTGGTAAAGCTGGTGCAATAAACGCCGCGTATTTGTCGAAACGTATACTAGATTTAGTAGGTGTAGAACTTTCGTATACGGAACAAGCGAGAGAATATGCTAATGACAGAGAAATTCCCACTGGACCTGGTCCGCGTTACTAAAAAAATTTTTCCTATAGGGTGAAAGGAATTTCGTTTCCATTAAAAATTGGAAATCAATAAAATGCTTAAAGATCAAATATTGAAAGACATGAAAGACGCTATGCGGTCTAAAGATAAAGACCGTCTTCAAGCTATTCGTTTGGTTCGTGCCGCAATTCAAAGGCGTGAAGTTGATGATCGTGCTGAGTTAGACGAAGCAGGTGTAGTAAGTGTCATAGAAAAGATGGTAAAGCAAGGGAAAGACTCCATTGAACAATTTGCAAAGGGTAATAGGCAAGACCTTGTTGATAAAGAAGAAGCAATGTTAGTAGTAATAGAGGAATATTTGCCTGAACAATTAACTGAAGCAGAAGTAGATGCGTTAATAGACGAAGCCTTTGAGGCAACGCTGGTAAAAACAATTAAAGAGATGGGTAAAGTAATGGGTTGGATAAAACCTAAAGGGCAAGGAAAGGTAGACATGGGTTTAGTTAGTGCCAAAATCAGGAAAAAGTTAAATGAAAATACTTGATAAAATTACAATGCGGTTACGCAGTGATGACTTTAGTACAATGGAAGTGTACATAGATGTTTATGACACAAGTTTAGGACGCAAATGGTTAACAGCATTAAATGATATCCTTAATCAAAAGTTAATACTAGAAAAAAACTATTGCTTCATGGGGTTTATATTTGGCCAAAGGGATGGCGAAGTAATTTTAAATGAAGTTAACAATACAATTAAGTTTATAAATGAACATAGTAACATAGATTACAAAATAGAAACAGATGAATACAATTTACAAAATTGTATTGAGTATGGAGACGTTGGAATAGATAAACCTGGACTAATGGTTAACCACGAAAGGTTTAATTTACTACACAGATGGTTTGAAGACTTGCAAGGACATGATACTGGTGATGCTAAAACATCAATGACACCTTATTATTGGCAAGCAAACAAAGAAACAAAATACTATATTAGGCAATTAAACTTATTATGTCATGAATTTGAGACGTGGGCACTGAGCAATCGGAAATTAGTCCAAGCACCAGAGTGGATGCAAAAGTCGCAATTAATGTGTTGGCTAAACGCTCCTAGGTTCAACCTTGATAGTGACGAGGACTTTACAGAGTTTGGTGTCCACGCACTAACAAAAAACTTCGGCGGTGTATACGTAGGTGTTAATAAAGCAGTAGGTAAAACTCACTGGGAAGTATTCAATGATGAAGGAGGTGAACCCGGCTTACTGGGAGAGATTACAACTGCCTTATACACACAAACTAAAGCCGCCGGCGATTTTGACATAAATTGGTCGCCTAATGAACATTTTTCGGAGCATGAATGGAGAGGGCGAAAACTAAATGAATTTTGTAATTGGTTACGCAGTAATAATTTAGATCCAGATGACCCTTCATTAACATTAGGTCATCCAAAGGTAGGACAGGTTGACTTAGAGCGTTCCTTTAACACGGATAATACTCCAATTGTTTGGTATATTTTAAATAACTTTTTAGATGTACAAAGCATGAAAACATCAGACGCATATGCAGAGTGGAATTACCGTTGGTATGATGATGAATTTGTGCGTATGTCAATAGAGGCGATGAGTGATTAAGTTAGTAATTTCAGGTGGAGATAGTTTTACATATGGAAGTGAATTAACATCCTGGCCAGCTGCTTATAATACTCCAAGTCCAGGAAGTTGGGCACAGCTAGTTGCAAATAAGTTTAATGCTAAACATATTAATACTGCAATGTCAGGTAGGAGTAATAGTTTTATTGTAAGACATGTTATTAATACAGTACATCAAGCGTTAAAGCATGAGTATAAACCTGAAGAAATATTTGTACAAGTAATGTGGACGTTTGTTGCAAGACAAGAAATTGCTATAAATTGTAATACACAAAGATTAGACTCTCCATGGTTTTCTATTGATCCTTATGTATGTGGAGATGAGTCTGAATCAGATTGGTTTAAAAATATACATGTAAAAACTCAAAATTGGAAAGAATCACGCGATGCAATGCATGAACGATATTTAATTAATAAAGACTTAGGACTAGTAGATTATGCAAAAGCATATTATAGAATTGTAAGTGATTTACATGATACATATACTTCACTTTCAGAAATTTTATCATTACAAGAGTTACTTGATTATAACAGCATTAGGTATATGTTTACATATGTAAATAAACATGTAATGAACGGGCTCATGCATCCAGAAGGCCGCCACATCCATTGGAGAGAAAAATTTACAGATAGTTTGCATAACTTTATTAAATTTGATGAGTGGTACAAATTTCCAAGTGATGGCAAGTATGTTGGTTTTGATGATTGGGCAAAATTTAACAAATATGAATACGCAACATCCCATCCATTAGAAAAGGCACATACAGATGCCGCGGAATTAATATATGATCACATTAGTAATATCAGGTGGTGATAGTTTTACGTATGGTAGCGAATTAAGTGACACCCATAATGAACTTACTCCCAGTAAATGTTGTTGGGCAAATTTAGTAGCAAATAAATTAGGCGCCAACAAACATTGTAATACAGGACGTGGTGCTCGTGGTAATTCTTTTATTACTAGGCATGTAATTTATAAAGTAAATCAAGCATTGCGTTTGGGTTATAACCCTGAAGAAATATTCGTTCAAGTAATGTGGGCATCTTGGAGTAGATCTGAGATTGCTGTGAATTTTCATTCTAAAGCACCCTTTGATTCACCATGGTATTATCTATATCCACAGGCAGCCGAAGACGAGTCTAAATCTAAGTGGGTCATGAACGCAATAAAAGAACACTCTATGCGTGACACAAACGCAGATAGTTTTGCTAGATTATTACATGATGAATACAAGACACGTAAAGAACTAGGTATAGTAGATTTTGCTAAACATCATTATACGATAACAGATGACTTAAATGATGTTTATAAATCACTTAAAAGTGTTCTATTGTTACAAAATTTTTTAGAGAATAGAAACATTAAATACATGTATACATATATGGATTTTACTATATACGACGGATTTCTTTACATTGAACCAGGTAATAAATTTTTAAATAATTTACGTGATGCTATAAAATTTTATAATTGGTATAGGTTTCCTGGCTATCATAAATATGCATGTGGTAAAGAAACTATGTCCATTCCGTACGGATTCGCGGATTGGGCCAAAGGAAACGGATATGAGCATGGAGTTTCACATCCATTAGAAAAGGCACATACAGATGCCGCGGAATTGTTATATGAACGAGCCACAGAAATCATTCAGTAATTCAGAAAAACTAAAAAAAATAGTAACGTATACACCTAGTAGAGGTTATCGTTGGTTAAGAAACAAAATACTTACTTTTAAACGAGAGTTAAAATATAGGAAACGTTTAAAGGAATTAAAAAAGAAAGATCCTTTTATATATAAATGAACGTACTAGATTTACACGGTTATACTTTAGATGATGCATATATAGAAACATTAGAATTTCTTAAAGATATGCACGACCAGAAAGAAAAAGAAGTAAAAGTTATTACTGGTAAAGGGGCAATTGCAAAAGAGTTTCCTTTTTGGATAGAGAAAAGTTCCTATATAAAAAAGTTTGAACCAACTAGTGATGGCGGCTGTTGGATTATTACTATGTTAGTAGATAAAAATGATTTTTACCAATGGCGATAGTTTTACATACGGTGATGAATTAGATAAACCATATGCTCAGGCTTGGCCGTATCTCTTAGGACAAATGCTTAATTTAGACGTAGTAAACTTTGGTGAAAACGGTCAAGATAACGCTCGTATAATACAAACAACAAAAGAATATCATAATAAAGTTGCTCGCCCACCTAAAATTTGGATCATACAATGGACAACATTTAGGAGATTTCGTGATAATCCTCCAGTAGACGTAGTATTACACAAATTAGACAAGCAATATCTACTTGATTTATACTTTATACAAGTAAGAGATATGCAAGAATGGTTTGAATGGTATGGTTTTAACTACGTAATGTTTAATGGGTTTGATAATGAAAAATACATACAAGATAGTGATTCAGAATTCAAGTCATTAGTAGATGATAAGTATTTTATAGGGTGGCCAGACGAAGCAGTAGTAAATTGGGTATATGAATATGAGCATGGGCCCAGAGGGCACCCAAAAGCAAAAGGTCACTTTAGAATAGCGGAAATACTCTATGAAAATATTAGGCGTAAGTTGCGGATTTCATGATGCCGCTGCCAGTGTTATAGAAGATGGTGAAATTCTATTTGCAGGACACGCAGAACGTTATAGCAAAGTAAAACATGATAGTAAATTAAATAATGGTTTACTAGCTAATGCTATGGGAGAGGGCGGCCTGCCCGACGTTGTTTCATACTATGAAAACCCTTGGCTTAAGAAAACTAGACAGTTATATTCTGGTCAATACAAAGACTTTTTTAATTATGAAGATTTTAACATTAAAAGAATGCTTGAAAAACAAACAGGGTTACGTTATGACTTTGTTAAAGAATGGAACTACCACTCTCATCATTTAAGCCACGCCGCCGCAGGCTTCCAAACAAGTCCTTTTGATGATGCCACTGTAATAGTAATAGATGCTATTGGAGAATGGGATTGTATTACAATATGGGACGCAACATACGATAAAGATGGCATGGCGTGTTATAAAAGAACGTGGGGAGCAAAATATCCCAACAGTATAGGACTATATTATAGTGCTATGACGCAGAAAGTAGGTTTGCGTCCATTGGATGAGGAGTACATTTTAATGGGCATGGCGGCATATGGAGAGCCAATTTACAATAGAGAAATACTAGAGAAGTTTTGGAAAATTGGTGGTCCAGAGATATTACGTGCTAAAGAAAACTTACATTTAGGTACTGACTGGCACAGTGTAGCATTTCCAGAGGAGATGGAAGAGCAAGACAAATATGATATAGCCGCATCCGCACAAGCAACGCTAGAACAAATTGTACAATACATAATGAGCTTTGCAAAACGCTACAGTAAGTCTGCTAATTTAGTTTACATGGGAGGCGTTGCGTTAAATTGCGTCTGTAATACTGCTATTTCCCGCACCTGGGAGGATGTTTGGATTATGCCCAATCCTGGTGATGCTGGCAGTAGTTTAGGCGCGGCCGCATTAACATACGGTAAGAAACTAAACTGGCAAGGACCATTTTTAGGACACAATATAAAAGGTGAGTACCCAGAGGCAGAGATTATAAAAGAGTTAATGTCCTCACGTCAAATCGTAGGCGTTGCCAGTGGTAGAGCGGAGTTTGGTCCACGGGCACTGGGCAATAGGACATTGTTTGCCGATCCACGCGGCTCAGACATTAAAGATAAAGTAAACGAAATAAAACGGCGGCAACAGTTTAGGCCGTTTGCCCCAATGATACTTGAAGAGAAAGCAGAAGAGTACTTTGACATGCCACTAGTAACTGAAGCGGTTCCACCCGACACACGCCCTTCTTTTTCTGTACACAAACAAGGTAGTCCTAAACACTTTACTATGGAACATATTCCAAGTCCGTTTATGCAGTATGTAGGACGTTGTAAACAACCAAGTAAGTTTCCTGCAATTGTACATAAGGATGGCACAAGCAGAGTACAGACAGTAGGACCCAATGATAACCCTGACGTACGCAAATTGCTTAAAATGTGGGAGTACTATACAGGTTGTCCAATGCTGTTAAATACTAGTTTAAATATTAGAGGTGAGCCAATGGTAAATGATGTTGCTGATGCTATACGCTTTGAAAAATTGTATAACGTGAAGGTATGCACATGAAAATAGCATTTGTAGGTGATAGTTTTTGTGCAGATATAACACGAGAGTTTAGTTATCCATATATAGTAGCACAAGAATTGGGAGTAGAAATAATAAGCGCAGGTCTTTCAGGTGCTCATTATTATCAATCATATTATGAGTTAGTAGGTCCTCCAGAAGGTACTCGTCATAAAATGGATATAGATGAAGCAGATTATATTATATTTTGTATTACTGAACCCTTTCGATTGCCAAATAAATGGGGATTTGGTTTAACTGATTCAATAGTTATCGATTATATGAAAAATTTGTCAAAGAGCCAACAGTGCGAAAATAATGGTAATGATAAATGGTCAACGACACCGAATATGTCTTCTCGTAAAATAGCATCTATAATGGAAAGCGCGGACCAATATTATACTAATTTAATAAACAGAGATTTTCATATGGCAGCTCAAAAGGGATTATTAATGCAAACAGATGAAAAACTGTTAAGCCATGTCCAACAAAAAAAGTGTATTTGGTTCCCTTGTTTTCCAAGTAGTATGCAAGGATTTGTCCCTAAGAGTGGACCTATTGCAGATACTCCTTTATTTGACTTATGTATTCAAGAGAATCCAGAATATTGGCTAGCAAAGGATCCTACGAGAAGAATAACTAATCATTTTTCTGATGTAGATAATGAAATTATGGCTAAAATAATATTAGATGCATTTAGTAATCAAGCTTGGTCAGGCCCCGAGCGCCGTCGCGAATGCCTTAATTCTAGAGTGATAAAAATGAGAGATTATTTTAATGGCAACTAACGGAAAAAGTAAAGATAAATCACCATTCCCTGCTGGTAAAGTTCCAGAGCGTGAATCAGAAGATACTATAGTTATCTATGGTGCTAAACGTGCTGGCAATCATCACTTAGTGGGTTATTTTCAGTCACTTGGTGAGAAGTGTGAGTTTAGACATGAAGCAGCTCATGCTAAAAAGTTATTTTTACAAAAAGGTAAGCAGTTAATTATACTTGTACGTAATCCAGAGGATCAAATTATATCTAATACGTATAGTATATTTAATGCTGATAAAGATGGTTATGATGTTGGTACAAAAGATAGGCCATTGGCAGACTTGGCGCCACAGGAGATTCCTTATCAAGCAGTGGGCCAAGCATGTGAATATTTAAAAGAATTTACTGATCATATGATTACATTAACTATGACATTTCCATTTCAATTCGTATTATATGATACCATAATACAGAATAACTTAAATAGTATATACACGCAACGTGATCCACAATACTATAAAGATTATATGTTAAATTACGATGGCATTTTAAATATGCTTGCAAACAGCGATATAGTAGAGTATTGTTTAACACACTGGCGTGCTTATAACCTACAACAAACTGTTTATTATCCAGAATTAGCAAATGTACGACAAGATATATAGGAAAGATTATGATATTCAACAGGCGTCCGAAAGATGTAAAACGAGACATTATTGGTACATTGATAATGGTGTTGATTGTAGCGATTTTGATTTTAATTGGACTCCTGTTCCGTGGGAATCTAGATTTACTCACGTATTTCATAGTGCATGGCAACGTGACGGAGGTATTAGGTTAGTAAACAAAGACTATCCTAATGGCGATGTTAAATTTAATAATGAAAAGCAAGTTAGTAGAGTTCCCATTGAAGATAAATGGATACTTGACCCTAATACTGATTATATCGATTTTGATTTTAGCTGGCATCCGGATACATTTACAGGGGTATATACTTATGTCTTCCCATCACAGTGGCAACGTGATGGAGGTACTAGGTATGTAATAGAGCCTAACGCTCATATTAAATACGTATCCGATCAAGTAACAATAAGAATACCAAACGAAGATAATTGGTTACTCAATTCTGACACTGATTATGCTAGTTTTGACTTTAGTTGGCACCCTGACCAATCTCAAGAAGAATTTATATATGTTTTCCCATCACAGTGGCAACGTGATGGAGGTACTAGATACATAACTAACCCTGATGCGCCTGTTAAGCATATTATCGATCAAGTAACTAAAAGAACACCAAGCAAAGATAACTGGAGGCTTAATGATTATACTGATTATACTAATTTTGATTTCAGTTGGCATCCAGATTTATCACAAGGTGATTTCACATACATATTTCCATCACAATGGCAACGTGATGGTGGGACAAAGTATATGCTTGGGCGATTATCTTTTCCTAAGTACGTATCCGATCAAATAACAAAACGCATTAATGATTTAAGATATTGGACATTACCAGATAATATAGACACTGATGAGTTTGACTTTAGTTGGCATCCTGACCCTGCACACGGATCATGGACATATGTGTTCCCTTCATTGTGGCAACGTAATAGTAATGTAACATATAATATAATGCCAAGTGCTCCTACCAAATATGTAAGTGATCAAGTTATACGGCCGTTGCCTAAGAAAGAAGATTGGATAATTCCTGACAATATAGACGAAGATAGTTTTGACTTTAGTTGGCTTCCAGATCCAGACGTTCCACCGTACATATATGTTTTTGGTACACAGTGGCAAAAAGATGGTGGTCCTATATATAAAGTAGAAGGTGCTACTGAGATATTTTATTGTGCTAAACCATTAGCAAAAGCGATTCCTAACATGCGTAACTGGCACATAACGCCAACAGGCACAGACTATAGTTCATTTGACTTTAGTTGGCATCCAGAAGAAGCTCAAAAAGATTACAAACACATATTTGGAACACAATGGCAACGAACAAGTCCAGTACATTACTACAGTGGTAGTGATCCTAGTCCTAAAATAAATTACGTAAGTGACCAACGTGTTACAACTAAAAGCAATGCGTTGCCACGTTATACAATACAAACAACATTAGAAGATCTAATAGACGCACACCCTAAAGAACGCTTTTGGGCACTAAATGCAGAGATGGACTATGATAAGTTTGACTTCAGTTGGCATCCTGACCTAAGCCAAATGGATTATGTCCACGTGTTTGGTTCTCAATGGCAAAAACATAGTCAAACGTATTATGTGAATGCCATTGCTTATTTGGAAGGCAATACTAACTTCAATTTCACTGGTGATCAAAAGGTAGTAGCAAATAGCACCCTAGACATCTTTTATATGGACAGAGGTGGTGAAGGAAGCAATGAACGCTTCAGTTCACTTGCGCTAAGACACTCTCAGACGCTCAAGACGCGTTACTTTGGTAATACCCGCGATACTTTACTACGTTGTGCTAAAAAATGTAAGACCAAGCGTTTCTGGGCGGTGTCGAGTGAGAATAGTTATGGTGATTTTAATTTTGACTGGCATTGCGAGCCATGGCAAAATGGCATGCTTCATGTGTTTGGATCCAAGTGGAATAAATGGAGCAATACATTCCTAGTAAATGCTGAGGATTTTATTCGCACGTTTGATTGGGCAGATAAAATAGAGGATGTGTATAATTTAAACTTTGTAGAGGATCAACTAGTAACTACACTAGATGATTTAAACGATATTATATTTTTAGACTTTGGAAACAATGGTGCCAACGAAGCATACGAGACCGTTTACAGTAAGCACCCAAGAGTTAAACGTATACGATTTTTTGACAACTATTTGGATACATTTAAACGAATAATAGTCAAAACCGATACAGATTATTTTTGGGTCACTAGTAGCATATGTGATTATAGTGAGTTTGACTTCAGTTGGCAGCCAGAGCCGTGGCAGGACACAATGCTACACACATTCCAAAGCGGAGAACAGAAGTTCGGTGATACTTTCTATGTTAATAGAGCACACGCAGAGGAACAGTTAAAAGATATTAAGTTATTGGACTGGTATGATAAGGTAAACTACTGTGATGAGCAAGTAGTAACAAGAACAGAGTGGCCAGAAGTAATATATGACACGGATTTAGTTACTGCTATAAAAGAACACACATTTGATTCACCATACGTTGCTTTTAAACATAGATCAATGACCGAATATAAAACAAACTATGATCCAAGTGTTTGGCGCTCAGAAGACCGCGCTCTTCACGTACTTTCTAAAGGAGGATCTGTGTCCATAGTGCCGAAAGACTGTAAAGAGCAAATTTCCGAGCAAGTTTATGATTACCCCTATATCTTGCGCCACGAAGCACGATATTTGGAGGAAAAACCACAAGATATAGTATATATCTCATATGATGAGCCTTTAGCAACTATTCGTTACAATAATTTAAAAGAGCGTTTTCCTAGAGCAAAATGGTGTAAGAATATTAAGGGACAAACTAAGGCATATCATACTGCCGCAGAAATGAGTGATACAGATTACTTTTATGCTGTATTCCCTAAAATAGAAGTAGTAGATACATTTAATTTTGATATACAACCAGATTGGCTTAAAAATCCGTGCCATTATATATTTGATTGCTATAATTCTGTAATTGACTTAACATATGGACATGATGGAGTAATATTATATAATAAAAAGTTAGTATTAGAAACAATAGAGCATGGGTTAGATTTTACATTATCAGCAAAGCATGATATAGTACAAGAGTTGTCTGCTATAAGTAGATTAGAAGATGCGCCGTTATTATCATGGCGTACATCATTTCGTGAAGTAATTAAATTATTACATCAAAAAGATACTACTCCAACTGTTGAATCTAATTATAGATTAAAAAAATGGTGTATTCTAGGTCAGGGTAAATATTCAGAGTGGGTTTACAATGGCGCACAAGACGCTATAGAGTTCTACCAAAGTGGGAAATTAGAAGATAGTTATAATTTCGATTGGTTAACTGATTTTTTCAATAACAAATATGAGACTAGGTTATAAACACGACATACAATCTGATGCAATAGCAGACAGATATTGGAATAATACTGTACTTCCATTATTAGAAAATGGTTCGTTAGAACATGCTATTAATGGAACGTATGCGTATCCTAACAGGATAGGATTATATCCAGGCATAAATTGTCAGTTCTTTTGTACGTTCTGTGGGCGTAACTATAACGCAAAGTATTCTAAAAGTGTAGCAGACGAAAGTTTCACAACGTTTCAAAAAGTAATAGATGAAGATCCAAAAACAGGCCCGTGGGAAGATAGGTTTAGAATAAGTGGAGGGTTAGAGCCATTAACTAATCCACATATTGGCAATATTATTAGTTACGGTAACGATAGAGGTTTTAAAATGCAAATGTATACCAATGGGTATGCGTTAACACCAAAGTTTTTAGATAAACAAATGGGTATTTTAGATTTAGAAGTGATGCGAGTAAGTTTATATGGACATAACGAAACAAGTTATGCAAATGTTACTAAAAATAATAAAGGATATAGTAGAGTAGTAAAAAATCTTAAAGACTTTTGTAAAGTAATAGATACAACTGACAGCAATATAAAACTAGGTGTAAATTGGATTATATTGCCTGGGCACAGTGGTGATTTAATATCTGTATTTGAAATGATACGAGAAATAAACAGTGTCAGTAATACTAAAATATCCTTTATTACTTTGCGGGAAGATTTTAGTCAATCTAATAACTATATTTCAGATATTGAGCGTGATGAACTACATAAAACTTTTTGTTTAATAGAACAAATGTGTGGAAGAGATAACGCATTAACAGACTTACACATAGATTATGGTTATGCATTGCATCCTGTAAGGCATGGTTTTAATACAGGTCCACTTAAAATGGCTACATACAATCAGTTAGGTAAGCATGGGTTCCCGCAAATTGCTACCGCAGTAGATAGCATAGGTAGTTTATATGTGTATCACGAAACAGGATTTTTAGAGCGGCCTGGTAGTGAGAGATATATTATAGGCAATACAAATGAAAATACTGCTGAAGAAATAGTTAAAAACTTTTTAGAGTCAGGTGGTATAAAACCCTTACCATTTGATGTAGGATTTTTAGATGCATTTGATCATACAGTAACATTATTAATAAATGAGTCTAAAGAATACATTAAACAAGGGTTAAACTGGAAAGAGGCATTAGAAGAAAAATGGAAAAGATAGGATTTACAAATTTACAAGCACAGTATCAAGAATGTAAGGAAGAAATAGATTGGGCCGTGCAACATGTATGGGATACGAATAATTTTATTACTGGTAATACTAATTTTGATATTACTTCTGGCTCATACAGAGACATATTAGAACAAAGACTAATGGAGTATACTGGTGCAGAGAATGTTGCGGCGTGTGGCAGTGGTACAACCGCTATACATATTGCATTAAAAGCAATAGGTGTAGGCCCAGGTGATGAAGTTATAGTTCCAAGTCATACGTTTGTAGCAACTCCAGAACCTATAGCATTATGTGGTGCAGACATTGTGTTTGTTGATATAGATGAATATTATCACATTGATGTAAATGCTATTGAAGAAGTAATTACTCCCAAAACTAAAGCAATTTTGTTTGTAGACATATACGGGCAAACGCCAGATATAGATAAATTAATTGCGTTAAAAGACAAGTATGGTTTGTATTTAATAGAGGATATGGCACAAGCATTTGGTGCAGACTATAACGGACATATATGCGGCGCAGTACCAGGTGTAGATTTAGCAACTGTAAGTTTTAATCCTGTAAAGAATTTAGGCGCCATGGGTGATGCTGGTGCTGTTTTTGGTACATATGATTTAGTTGAAGAAGCAAAAATATATAGGGATCACGGCCGCCGCGAGCGTTGGGTATACCATGAAATAGGATTTAACTGCCGCATAGATAACGTACAAGCGGCAATTCTTTGTGCCAAACTGCCTTACTTAGATGAATGGATGGAAAAGAAACGTGCTATTTGTAGGAACTATAACGAACAATTAAAAGAGGTAGATGGAGTCATACAAATACACAAAGAAGTTCCGTGGAGTTACAAAAATACTTTTTATGTTTACAATATACAAGTAAAATATAGGGATGAACTAATGGAGTATATGGATAAAAATGGTGTAAGCACTAACATCCATTTTAGATACCCAGTACATCTATCACCAGCATTTAAAAAATGGACTAAATCATTACCTATAACAGAAGCAGTGGCAGGGAATATTATTAGTTTGCCATCTTCACAGCACTTAACTAGTGATGAACAAAAACATATTATAGCAACAGTAAAAGAGTTTTACTCAGGACATCCTGCTAGTTAGAGCTTGTGCTTTAACCATTCCCAAGTGTTAGCGAAACCGTCTTCGATGTCTATACTCGGCTCATAGCCAAGTAAACTACGTGCCTTAGTATTAAGACAAGTGCCACGCATTCCAAATGCTGGGTTGTTTTCCATTAGTTTTATTTTACTCTTGCTACCAGTTATATCTATAGCAACTTCAGCCGCTTCCATTAGTGTGCGACTTCTTTCTCTTGTAATGTTAAAGGTTTCAAACGCGGCATTGTCATTTATTACACATTGTACCATGCCTTGTATAAAGTCATCCATATGTGTAAAGTCAACACGCGAATCACCATTAACCTGTATAGTTTCATTGTTTGCAGCTTGTAATAAAAATTTTGGAACAACTCTATCTACTATATCGCGTTGCCCATATACAGCACTTGGGCGTACAATAGTGTATTCTAGATTGTGCTCGTTGCAATAACGTTTAACAATGCCTTCACTTGCTAGTTTTAATAAACCATAGTCGCTTTTAGGACTCATTTGTAACCAATCTTCAGGCATACCAATAAAATGCTCGCCTGCTGGCCAATCACCGTATACCATACTGCTACTAACATGAACAAAACGTACAATATTACCTTCACTACCATATAGCAAGTTGTATACGCCCTTAATGAGGGAGTCACACGCCATTACAGGGTCATGTTGTACTAATTTTACACGGGAGAACGCCGCTAGGTTAACAATAACGTCTGGATCATAGTTCTCTATTACTTTAGCAATACCTTTAGTATTTCTAACATCTTCGCAAACAGGCGCTCGATGTTTACCCGCACTTACATATTGCATTCGTTCATTAAGTGATATCCAAAACTCTCTTGGAGGGATTACGCCGTAATCAGTTTGTATATCTACAATAAGAATAGAATGGCCGAGTGCTTCAAGAGCAACAGATAGATTGTGCCCTATAAATCCCATGCCACCAGCAATTAGTATTTTCATAGCCAAGTTGATTTAAATTCATTAAGATCTCTTTTACTTATACCATGTTTTTTAGCAACACCATCTTCGTCCCTAAAATCTTCTAATAGGTCAAGCCATTTTTCTTTATCAATTAGTCTTTTAATTATATCAATTTCCATCCTGCTTAAAGTGTGTGAGTTTTCCATAAAATCCTCATACGCTTCAGCGGCAATTGGAAACTTTTCCTTAACTAGACTATACATTGTGCGAGCAAGTTCTTGGATTTCCCACTGGGCGTGTTCATCCGCTCGTAATTTAGTATAATGGAAAAAGTTGTTTAAGTCTATTTTCCAATATAGTTCTGTGTAGTTGTTAAGTGGCAACACAATACGAGACAGTTCCCTAGACAAGCCATGGCGATCTACGAAGTTATAATGGTCATTCGGGTGCTCTCCTAAAAGACTTAAATATTCATCGTAATTAGATGCACCCATACGTTTAATAGTATTAAAGCACATCTCCTCTTCCAGTGGAGGTAATTTACCTCCGCGACCTTGCTTGTTATTTGTACTCTGTGGCTTTAGATTAGCTTTATTGGGGATATAGAATTCGTCTGACATAACACTATATCGTCCTGAGTACTCGTTTAAGTTTGCTGTCCTGTGTCGTACGTGTTGCCTCATAACGAAGATGGGCATTTTTAAGTGGAACTTAACTTCGCACATTTCTACGGGAGATGTATGTTTGTGCTTAACTAGATATCTTATTAATGCTCTATCGTTTCTAGTTCCTTTGGTACCTTGACCATAAGAAACACGGGCCGCTTGGACAATCGACTCATCAGTACCCATAGTATCTATGAGTCCAACAAAGCCTTTATCCAAATACTTTACATAGTTTGTATTGCTTTCAAAATCAATATCGCTAATTTGCGTCATAAATTTTTCAACGTTTCATCTGTGGTTGATTGAATATCTGTTGATATTTTCATCATGTTTAAAATATAATCAACAGATTCTATTTCACTTTCAATTTCTTCCATTTTATCTTCTAAAGCAATTTCTAAATCTTCCGGAGGAATACCTTGTTCAAGTAATTCTATTACACTAACAATAAATTCTGTCTGGTTAGTAGTATGTACTACTAAATGGTCAATATATTCTACCGGAATATTTGTTATGTCTACAGTCTCAACTATAGTTTGCCATCTGTTTAAAAATGTTTTAGTTAGACATATACTTTCATTAGGCTGTGGCACGAGCCGGAGACTTCTTTTTTGCTTTCTTTTTAGTTACTACTTTGACTGGCGCCAATTCGCTTGCTTCTTCTCTTAATCTTGCCGCTTCTGATTCCATCATTTTAGCTTGATTAACAAGACTTTCAGCAATTTGATTATCACTTAATGTATCGCCGTCTTCTGTTTGACTCTGCTGTGCAACTGCGGCCGGACTTCCAGTAGCTATTTCGTTTGCTTTAATTGCCGCATTTACTTCACTTATTGCTACTGCTGTGTGGGAATCAGGTGTAAATGCCACGTCTGTTGTTGGAAGTTTCATTATCTTTCTTGCTTGATGTAATGAATCTAAAATAGGACGTCCTGATCTATTCATATGATGATGTAGAACGTCAGCAAGTTGATTAGCTTGCTGACCCTCTAATCCTTCTAATACTTCCATTAAAGAGTCGTGTTCTACCTCTCCCAATGTTCTTGTTTTTACTACTAAACAATTATCTGGCTCGCCGGGCACTTGCCTAAAAAGTACTACTACCTTGTCTTGTGTTGAAATTTGCTTGCCAACATGTTTCATATATTTCTCCTAATCTCTATCTATTTCTGGTTCGACATTCTTATCTACTTGCGGATCAGTTACTGATACCGGTGTATCATCATCAGCAACTGCTACTTCTTGTGCTGGAGCGTGATGTTGTAGAAATGTCATTAATCTATCATAAGTTGTGCCAACAGCTGATAATTCTGCGGCATTGAAAGCACCCCTACGGGAACTTACTTCAATAATTTGTTTTACTGCGGCCAAATCATGTAAATTAAAATTTGGTGCGGCTACCTGCTCACCATGATTGTGTGGTTCATTACCACCGTCATGCGAATGTGTTGTACCGTCTTCGTGTGAATGCTCTAGAGCATCCGTTACTTCTTCTGTTGTTTCTTCCATATCGTCAGACATTGTGTTCTCCTGATAAGTACTGTTATGAAAATAATAATACTTTTAATATTATCACTAATATTTATTACACCAGCAACCGCCCAAGAAAAAAGTGATGTAGGTCCTAACTATTCTGATCAGGAAATCCAAAAGCTCATAAAGACCATTCGTGAAGGTATTGAGTGTAGAATGGCAAATGATTCTCTTCAAGGAGATTTAACATACTATAACGCTATTAACAGTGTATTAAATGTTCCTACCCCTGAAATATTAACTAAAATAAATGAAAAAATAGCAAAGAATAAAGTATTATTTGATGCATTTATTACAGGGTTAGTACAAGCGTTGATTAATACAGAAAAATATACTGAAGAAGAAATACGAGCAATGCTAGAAGAGTGGACATCTTTTTCTAATAATAAAATAGACATGCGTAAATCAATTGGCTATAGAGACAGTATGTTAGAACAACATATTAGTGGAACGTTTACTTACCTTAGTCAATGTAGAAAATGGGAAAAAACTTTAATGGGTTCTATGGCGCCTAATTAAGGTGCTTACAAGATAAAGCAAAGTAACTCGCTTCATTAGGGATTTCAAAGCCAACCTGCCATTCTATATACCAAATTAAGTCAAATAATTCGTCCTGTGTTAAACGTCCACCTCGATGTTTTTTAGATCCTGATCTAATATATACTTTTTCATCTGTAGTTATTATTTGTTTTTGTATACCGTAACGTCCTTCCAAATTTAAATATATCCATTGATCAATTGCTTTAATTTTACTAGTTAGTACTGCTAAAACAGGATTTGATGAACGTATAGCGTTCTTAGTGCTTTTATTGAGAGCAATTTTAGTAAAATAAGGTGGGATCGTAGAAACAACACGCTCATCTGTGACGTTAAGTGGATTTATTGTGTTGGTTTTATATATACTCATTGCAATATTTTAACAACTATCAATTCTTTATGCCCCAAAAAATTATCTATTAAAACTTCGTGGTCTGCAATTGTAATAGAATCACCACAAAAGAACAATAATGATAATATTACACCTATGGCAATACCTACCCCTGCCATTATAAGTAGGTCATAATTTGACCATTTAGAATATCGCGATAGTTTCATCCAAATATTAACCCCACTATGTATATAGTAAGGACACCAAAATTTAGTAGGAAAAGACTAGGTTCTCGCCACATAATACTGGTTATAGTCCACAAGCCATTTGCTAACAGAAACACCCAAATGTATAATGGGTGTATATTAAACGCCGCTAGTAAAGATCCAAATACTAATACGGAGGAAGCAGTCCAAGCCATCCATTGATAAGGTTTACGCTCAACCGACATTAGTCCAATATCTTGTCTTATCCAAATGTTTTAATGTTTTCCATGTATGCTCCCAATCCTCTATGTGGTATACATAATCTCTGTTAAAAGGATCAGGCATTTGCCGCCGCCATAATTTCTCTGCTAATGTATAATCATTGCCACCTACCTCCATTCTATCACCAAGGAATGTAATAGGCATATTATCAAAATCTCGCAGTATTTGTGACTTGTCCATACCAAGTTGTGCTATGTCTAAGCCAGTCTCGCCACCTACTGTTGCTTGCACCTCTGGCCACATATCATTAAATTGGAATGCTATACGATAACGTTCGCGTGTTCTGCGGTCATACTTAACATACTCTTTACGCTCTTCACTGTTAGCATTACGTCCTACTATGCTAAAGTTCAGCATACCTGTGCGGTACTCAAAATGATTGCCAGTGCGTAAAGGAAAATTACTAACTGCTAAGTGTGCTGATAACCATTTCTCTTGCTCATCAGTTATCTTAAACTCATTGTGCCATACTTCTGCACCGTTTTCCCACACACTACTGCCTGAGCAGTTATAACAGCGTGTAACAGCGTTAACTATCTCTTCTCCAACTTGTTCCACTGTTTTAGGATAGTCACTGCCAGTAACTAGATATACATCATTGCGTGAGCAAAATTCTAAAAACCACTCTGCAAATTCCTCGTTTATTTTACTCCTACTAGGAGTTAATGTTCCGTCTACATCAAAAATATATGCTCTCATACGAATAACCTATCAAATTGTGTTTGTGTATTTTCATCTGAAGAACTGTAAACCCATATAGGCTCCACAAAACAGTCCTGCATATGCTCTATGTCTCCACCTTCCTCGTTTTTCGGACGTTGTTTCATCCGCATACCAATTACTTCTTGTAACGGCATATTAAGTGTTTCCATATACTTTGTCATAGGGTCACATACCTTATGCCGTTTGTTTTTAATATTTGCGTCTATAATATTTACCGCAATTACACCAGTACTGGGATTTATTACATCATTAATACGATCCAATGTCTCAAACAAATAGTCGCTTAACCAGTCATAAAATTCATTATACTTAACCCAACTCTGTTTTTCCTCTGCAATGCCTTCAGCATATCGTTCTGTACAAAAATAAGGTGGACTTGTAAATGCTAAGTCATAATTCAGTTTCGGCCAATTCATTGTTTCACTGGCTCTGAGATATATTAGTACCTCTTTACTGCCTGAAAAATGGAAGTAATCGTCACCTATTTTGTTTGTCCAAGTATTGCCTAATGCTTCTTCATAAAATATACATTGAGACATATAATTTTGGAATGTTTGCGGGTTAGGATCACATCCAACATAGGTGTCAGCATTGCTAGTCCAAAAGCCAGCAAGCCTATCTCCCCAACCGCAACTGCTATCTAATATTGTTTTAGCATTGAACCTGTTATAGACATACTTTGCTACTGTAGGTTTAAATTGTGTAGCAACATACGCACCAAGTCTAAATGCCTCTCGCCACTTTGTTTCATCAACAAACTTAACCATACCTTCACGCCAAAATGTCCAATTAAACTTGCGTAATTTCTCTTCATCGTTCCATACTGCTATTGGACTAGGGTCTTTCCATCCATTACATTGTAGTCTGTTTTCCTGATGGAAATAGTTACTAACATCGTTATAGTAATGACCTAAATCAACTACATCTTTACAATACTTTTGTACTGAATAATCGTAATCGTTAAACTTATCCGTAATGTCTGTAGTGTATCCGTAAAGGAATTTATTATGATCACCACCTCTTAATTTCAGAAACTTATCCGTAACTGTTTGTTCTGTTATAACTTGTAATGGAAATGGTACTTCTTTCTCTACAATGTATTTGGCAAGAGCGTCTATGGCTTCGCTCTTCTCAAATCTATTCTTAAAGTCTTCCCATTCATCCACAGTAAAAACGGGCAACCCACTAGGGGTCGCCCGCTCCTCCAATACCGATCTTACGTCGGTTTCAATTACCATGTCCCTTTATATACCGCCATGATTTTGGCATTATCTTCACTACGGTAATGATTATAATCACTAGCATAACTCAACTGCAGGTTGATTGTGCTAGTTTTGCTTACCGTTGTTGTATAGGACATTGTATAGTCGATTTCTCGACCGTCTGGTGTCATGTCTGCTATCACGTCATTAAAGTGTAACGCACCACGCTCTATCCTGAGGGGTTGTGAAACACCAAATTTAACGGCTGAATCCTCATCAATGACGTAGTCAGCACTAACACCAAAACCCATAGCATGGAAGTCGTCCATGCCCTTAACATAACCATAACCAGCATTACCCTGCGCCAATGCGTAAGTCATGTTACCACTTAAAGTCCAATCTTTGATACTCTTAGAACGCCGTATGTTAATGTATCGAGATTTAGTATCTGATACGTTAAGTAAACTCTGTCCCGGTGCCCATCCAAGTAGTGTGTTGTCAGTAGCGACTGTTATATCAGTAGCACCAAACGACATGCCTGCTACAAAGTCTTCTACTTGACCATACTCATCAGGCTGTCCTATTCCAAAATTTAATGACATGTCCTTACCAAACTCTATTCCTTTAAACATAGTTGTGTCATCAAACGAGAAGCCAACGTTGTTGCTGTTAATAATGCTATGGTTCATAACACTTAACTGATCCTTAACAAAACTTAACTGCCAAAAGCGATTTCCACGGATTAAGTGATCATCTACCTTAACTTTAGGTTTATCTTTAGTTTTATCAGTAACATTACCCGTTGAGCCACCGCCGCCTGGAGATATTAAAGTACCAAAAGAACCGTCTTTATATACTACGATCCAGTCTATTCTTTTATCACCATTAGCATGGGTAGGTAAGAGATGTCCCTTCATACCTGCTTTGGGAATACCAGCAAAGATTGGAGTACCAAGTTGCCTAAATGTACCGTTGCCATTGTTTAACCAAATACCACCATGTGATGATCCAACGCCACCAGCATAGTTCTGATAATGATACACAACCAAATCTTTCTTCCCATCACCATTTACATCTATTAAAGCAGGCGGATGTCCTCGTTTACCACTCGCACTAGTAATACTGAAATGCTGTTTTAAATGTAAGCCACCACGATTCGTAGCATAGACAGAAATTGTATTATTTTCACCACATCTGTCCCCACACTCACCATACATTAAAACGTCACCGCCGTTTTGATACATGGTTCTAGCACCATTATGTGTTGGTCGCACAAGATGTTGCATAGGTGTAAAATTCTTACCACCATTATTTTTCCAAACTGTGATCTGCCCTGGCGCAGAATTACTATGTGCGTTATGATAAGCACCAGTCGCTGTAATCATTTCAGGATATCCATCACCATCTAGATCTCTAAATGTACCAGCATACGCACCGTCATTCGCAACATATCCACCTAGATCGACATACTCACCATTGCCAGGATGTCTTCCATAAGCACCCGGTTGGAATCCGCCTGGGCCGCTCCCTCCTAAATAAATTACAGTACCAGCACTAAAGCCTATAAGGTCTAGTTTGCCATCCTTATTAACATCAGCCGTAGTCGAGTTATGCCAATTAAATCGCGGACCTAGTGCTGTATTCAAACCATGAAAAATAAGTGCTCGTCCTACACCACATGGAGCACCACATCCTGGATGTGGCTGTACAATGGACTCGCCACCTGGCGTTGTAGTTGTACCACCGCCACCACCATTCCCTATAATAATACGACCTTTGGCAATATAATCACCACTCCATTCACTGGCAGTATTATTAATTCTTGCACCAGTCCTACCAAACGTATAAGAACCATCAGGATTACTTAAAAATACAATGCCTCTGTGCCATGAAACTGCATTCATAGTACCATGTGCGCCATGAGTACTTGGCAATCCCATAACATCTAATCGCTTGTCACCATTATAATCTCTAGCGAGAAAATTATCGTGATCTTCCACCATTAGCCACGGAACCTTTCCATGCCCTGCTTTAAATGAGTAACTGCTACTCAAACTTCCGGCGTTGGCTGACGATCCAACCATTGCCAAGGCAATCCCTATTGCCATTACATACTTCTTCATTTCCTTTCCCTCGTTTACTTGCTATGATATATGAGTTTCATAATAAGCATGGGCACCAAACGGCGGTACCGGTGCTCCTTCAATGCGGTGAGTATGTATTATAAAGCAAGTGTCACAATACCTCTCATCACCCCACGAACCCCACGGATAACCATCTGTGAACATAACTAACTTCTTAGGTTCAATGGCATTCTCTTTTAGATACTCAAATACTGCTTCAAAAGAAGTTCCACCACCGCCAACTATTTCATAATCGTGTATGTCATATAAGTTGTCAGCAGTAAAATCTGCTTCATTGTATACTTCAGTATCAAAGCAGAAGACCTTAATGTTAAAGGTAGTATAAGCATCCATAATGCCTTTGATCTCTGAAAGGAAATCACGCACCATATCTTCGCTTATGCTACCACTAACATCAATGGCAACTACTAAATCAATCGTCTCGTCTGGAACCATACCCGGCAACATAACGCCGGTATGCCACGTCTTACGATTAGGTTTCATCCAACTAAAATCACTTTTAATAGTGCTCTTAATTTGGACGTCCAACAAATCCCGCCAGTTCATTTTGGGCTCGGTAAATTCCCTAATCATCCGAGCAACCCCAGCAGGGATATTTCCAGCACCCGCTGTCTGCGCGGCACTGAGAATTGCTTCTTTCATTTCGTCCTTAATCTCTTTACGCTCTTGGTCGGTAAGTGTTGGGCGTTCACTACTGCCGTCACCATCACTATCACCACCGTCGTCATCACCATCAAGATGGTCATCAAGAACTCTGTCGAGTAGATCATCTATATCAATCTTCTCAGCATTTTCATATAAGTCGTCATATACTTCTTCAAACGACTGTCCGTAGTATTTGGTGTCGTGTATAATGGGAACCACAGTAATTGGCTCACCAATTTTATGCTGTATCAAGTCACCATTTACACAGTAATCTGCCGCAATGTTTGACAACTGCGAATCACGCTCGCCTCTACGACCAATGTGATCGTATACCACGTGAAGGACTTCGTGCCCAAACAGAAACTCTATCTGCTTCGGCGTTAATTGTTTCAGGAACTTCGTGTTATAGTAAAACCTGCGGCCATCTGTAGCGGCGGTAGGCAACCATCTATCAGCATTTACGAGTGTTAGGCGTGTAGCCAAATTGCCAAAAAATGGCTCTTTGAGCAACAGTCCAATTCGTGCTGTAGTAAGGGACTCTCGAACCTCTAAATCAAGGTTCCAGTCCGTTTCAAACCCAATCTCTAAGAGAGGATTATTTGCTAATTTGCTGTCGGTAGCAGTTGAACTTGGGTTGGCCATATGCTTATATTACCATTTAATATACTTATATTATAGCATTTATCTGCTGATCTGTCACGGAAAATAATGCTCTAAGTGTTTGAATTGGCAGGCAGTACTGAGGCATTGCACCCGTTCCTGCCTGCCTTCCCAAGTATTCTACCCTTCCATTGCTGAAATAACGTACTTTCCAAACCGCTTATGGAACTCATCAAACGACTTGAGTTTACCAGGCACTAGCGGCAGGTTGTAGTTCGTAAGGGCCATCTTTGCACCCATTACCGTCACTTCTGTCAGGAAGTTATCCATCATGAAGCGGAAGAAGTTGTCGCACATCGCATGCCACTCCTTACCAGGATTCTGCTTCTTTGCCTTCTTGTAGGCATCACGTAACTCATAACACATCGAGATGGTTAGCGAGTACATTGCAGAAACCTCTTTCACTTCAAGTTTGGTTACCGTGCCGTCAAGTATATCTGACGGGTTGGGCAATTTACCTGAATGCTTGCGGTGAGCGTTAAACTTGACAGCCAGGCCTTCACCAACTGTGCCAGCAACCAAGTCTGTAATTTCGCTCTCCACCATTTCAGGATCACCTTCTTCGTCTCGAAGTAACTCACTTACAAACACCCAGGATCGAGGAGTGGCAAACGAGCGTTCGTTGCTACCCGGATCAAAATTGTAAAGATCGTTCTTTGCGAAGGTGAGATAACCCAATACATCAGGATGAACTTCATGTTCCACTGCCCATTCCTGCCACACATCAAAATCAGCGGCTACTTCAATATGGACGAAACGGTTTGCCAACGGGGAGGGCATTCTGTAAGTGACACCTCTGTCAGTCTCACGGTTCCCTGCCGCTACAATAACCACGTTCTCGGGCAAATGGTAAGTACCAATTCGCCTGTTAAGTATCAACTGATACGCGGCCGCCTGTGTCGCCATCGGAGCAGAGTTTAACTCGTCCAAAAACAATATGATGACGTCATGTTCCGCGGCCTGTTCTGCCGAGGGAAGATCAACCGGAGGTGCCCAGGACATTGTGTTCAATGCTTGATTGTAATACGGAATGCCACGCAAATCGGTGGGTTCCATTAAAGCCATACGCAGGTCAATAAGTAAACCATTCACAAATGTGTCAGTAATCTGCCACATAAGGTCACTCTTACCAATGCCTGGAGGCCCCCATACAAATACTGGTCGCTTCCGCCTCATCGCGCGACGAATTGATTTCTCTGCTTCGCGCAAAGTAACGGTTCGAACTTCGGCCTGTGCTGTCTGTGCCATTATATAAGTCCCTTCCGGCCTTTGGATCCACCTGTGAGATAAATCGGGCCATACTCGTTAATGCAACTCGCGCCAATGTCATCAGCGTTAATGTTGCCCCGAACGCCATTCTTGACGGGAGCCTTCCAACTACCCTTCAAAATGTCGCCATTTTCCATATTCACGAAACTGTGGACAGTCGTCTGTCCGTACGCCACTTTGGTGTTATCTTCGCCAACAACGGCAGGATCGCCAGTAACATAGTGGCGGTTCATACAAACGACTTTCGCGTATTTCTTGCCAAAAATCACATCAACTTCGTTGGCTGGGCCATGTGTATATCCCATCAACTTCCAGTAATTGTCGTTCATGGTTTGCACTACGGTCATATACTCATATATGCGATCTGCTGTATCTCGTTTTGGTATCATACTTGGGTTCCTATTGATTCCTTAACTTGTTCTACTATTATAGCATATCGGCGTCAAAAGTCTACCTTTTTGAGCCGATAAGTGCTTGAATTCATTGATTTTTTCACATTTTTTAAGTCATTGATTTCATTGAGCTTTTCCAGATATGTGATTTTGGCCCAGAAAATCAGTAAATATTAGATGCTCCATAACATAGATTTCGCTGTATATAGTCCTGATTATCGCTCATACGTGAGTATTATGATTAATGAAGAAACTCTGTGGAGTGATGTGCTGACAGACGATGCTACAACTCTGCATCATGTAGAAATCGAGAAAGAATACTCCGCAAACGGAAAAAATAATATAATATTCAAATTTGAGCAATATCAAGCAGAGCATGAACCAGCTGTAAAATATTTAAAAATAGAGAATATTAAAATCAATTCTCAAAAGATATTCATTAATGAGGGAGATTATATCCCTACCCAAACCTTATGGATGAAAGAGCATGAACAAGAAATTACAGATAACTTAATCAACCATGGAGGTATTATGGGATGGTACGGCAAAATGTATTATGAATACAAAATACAATCTGAGTTAAATTCTTCAAGAGTCAGCAAAGATAATATAGATGATTTAATGTTTGTGGAAAGAATAATTTTACGTAATCCCAAATTGCAACGCAGGCATCATAAATGATTTTAGAAGTTAATAATACATATTCTCAATTAAAAGAAGTGTTACTTGGTGATATTAGTTTTGATTTTTTAAAGCATTTACCACCATACAAACAACATAAGGTAGAATATATATTAAAACAAACCCAAGATGATTTTTTAGATATACAATCTACATTAGAAGCAGAAGGGGTAAAAGTATATCGTCCATCAAATAAGTTAAAGTATGATAATGAAATACAAACTCCATTATGGACAGAACTTGGTTCGCGTTACCCAATGGCACCACGAGATATATTCTTAATAATAGGTGATACTATTATAGAGTCAGCACCTATTTCCCGCTTCCGCTATTTTGAGCATTGGGCGTATAAAGATATAATGATTGACTATTTCAAGAGTGGTGCAAAGTGGATATCGATGCCAAAGCCATTATTAGGAGAAGAATCATATCATATAGATACATCCATATACACCACAAATTATGAACCTCTGCTAGAGAGCGCCAGTGTTATACAACACAATAACGACATTTTTGTTAGCACTCAAGTCACTTCAAACGAGTTAGGTATACGATGGCTACAAGATATATTGGGGAATGAATACACAATCCATAAGATGGGTAAGCAGTTTATAGGACATTTAGATGCCCATATGTGTATTGTGCGTCCAGGATTAGTTGCCACATATCATTCTAAAAAAGATTTCCCAAAGTATTTTAAGGATTGGGAATTTATTAATCTAGGAACGAGTGATACAGAGATTAGTAAACAACAAGAATTTATTCACGATAATATACAAGATGATGATCATGAAAATACTAATTTACTTGTAAATCTTTTATCTATAAATGAGCATAAACTTTTACTATATGATCATCATAAAACTAATAAAACACTGTTACAGCAATTTGATAAGTACGAAATAGAACCTGTTTTTATTCCCTTTAAATATTGTCATTTTTTCAATCAAGGGATAACTTGTATCACGTTAGAGACACATAGAGATGACACAACAGATTTGGGCTCATAACATCAAAGATGAGGATTGTTTGCCTTTTTGTGTGCAAACCATTGGCAAAAACGGTAGTACAAGACTACACAAATGGTTACTAGAGTATGAATTTATAAATTGTACTTATAAACAAATAGCAAACTCATCAGTTCATAAAGATAGTATTACTTACGTTTTTATTCAAGATCCAGTAGTAAAATTTATAAAAGGCTTTTGTGAAATTATCAGTAATTTAAGACCAGTATACTGGCACGGAGAAATAGAAGGTATTGATCGTAATGCAACTAAGTTAACACCCAGTCCAGCCGCTGGTGAAGTAGATTTTAGAAAAATATTATCTGTTACTCCAGAAGATGCTGTTAATGAATTGTTGTTTTCTTTTTTAGAACAAATAGACATGTACAAGTGGGACTATCATGTTAAATTACAAATGGATATTATAAAACTAATATCAAAATACAATCTCTCATATGAAATATTACATATTTCTGATATAGATAATTTTCATAACATAGTGAAGGAAAAACATACACAAGCATTCAAAGCAATTGAATTTATTTGGCCTGATGGATTTAAACCAATTGAGCCAGAACGAACTGAAAAAAACGACAGAAAACTAATAGAGGAAAAAGTTTTTAAATTAGTTTATGAACATATAAATGGAGATTTATCTTGTATTAAAGAATACTTGGAACCTGATATAGGATTGTGGGAAATATTTAATAATAAAGATCTTTAAAATTATTTTTTTCCTTTTTCGCCATTTTCTCTCTTACCAATGTTTTCCTTTCAATTGTTTTAGCTGATGCATAATGTGCTACTGCCGCTTGAGAATTTTCTTTTGCAGTAGTCCACTCTAAATTACTAGGATGATGATTTTGTTTATCATGATCTATATGATTAACTTGCCACAAATCACGACATGCTTTTTTGACAGTATTGGGGGTTGTTCTCCATTCTTTTTCACTTACCCCACGTGGTCTTGGACATGGTTTCAAAGTTTCACATGCTAATATATGAACATTAATTGTTAAACTATGACTACTAAGATCTGGAAAATGTTCTTTACTATATAGACCAACACACGGATAACTTACTTTTAAATTTTTAGGATTACGTTGGGCCTCAGACAAACGTAGCCATGTATCCTCGTTTTTATCAGTATAAAGATTAGTTTTAATACTAGTCGGCTGTTTTCTTCTTTTACGACTCCAAATATCCCCAGTATTTTTATCAACTCCATACTGAAAGAATTCTTGACCTTTGTATAGTAACGGTGTAACAATGTTGGGTTTCATGATGTTTGTCGCTAATGTGGCATGTAGTTTTCTATTAAAGAAAAACGTGTAATGCCAATACGAGCATTACAAGACATAACGCTTCCATTATGTTATCCTGTAGTTGAGAGTTTAAGAAAAGTATGGGGGGCATTGCGCCCCCCATGATTGTTGCTTACGCAGAACCGTTAGCAATAGCGCGGTAACCGGCGCCAACTACGGCACGTGATGCCGTACCCATTCGATACTTGTTGGACGTGCGTCCTTTTGTATCAACGCGGGCGTTGGTATAGACCGGGTGACCTTGGAAACGGAGGCTCTGAATGAGCGCACCGGGGTTCCCAACATTCCAACGTGCAGAGATCTGCGCGGAGGTTAGTTCCTGGCCTTCCTGTAGTGCTGTGAGCACCTTTGCTGTTTTGGTTGTCATATATGACTCCTTTTCTAAATAGCAGATTAAGGGTCTGCCTTACCCTATCCCACATAAAGTGGAAATCTTTACTACAACAATATACTATGATACACGATCTTGGGTATATTGTCAAGTGTTTTGTATTATTCTTCAATAATGTCGACGTCTTTCATCGGAAGTATAAAAGTCCAACCCTTCGCACTATCTTTAACCTCGTATACCTGTGTTTCACTATCCATTGCTATCACAGTTCCCTCGCGGACAAGTACCTTGTCACGACTAATGGGTAAGTCAGCAAGCGAATAAAACCCGCCCGGCCGACCAAACTCATCTATTGGGAATAACTTCTTGTAGGTACATCTTGGTGTATCATAATCACTCATTGTCTTCTCCTAGTCTTGATACCATTGAAAAAATTGCTCTCCGAAACCGTCTGGGTCAATCTCTACATAATTCCAAACTGCTTCTTGTTCATCTCCGGGCAATTGATCAAACAGACTTTCAAAATATTCTGCCTGTTCTTCGCTTGCTTCTTCTCTTTTTGCCTCTGCTTCGTCTAACAGATCATCAGCTTCTAATCTGTCTGCCTCAACCCAAGTTGCCATAGCAGACTGATGAGCCTCCTCATTCATATCCTCGAGTTTGCTCATTAGTTCTTGCTTGTCCATTAATCGCTCCCGCCCCACTTAGTATCGTCGGCTAAGTGATAGGCTTTTCTCGGCCCGTAAAGTTCGTTTCTTTCATCATGTTGTGTTAGTGTATCAACAAGTGCCGTTAACTTGGCTACATTCTCTTCTAACTCAGTGACTCTCATATGTAACCGGCTTAACTCACTCTGCTTCTGTGGGGCAAACACATCTATATTGGTGCTCATAAGTCTCCTTACATCATTATATGCAATGTATAAATTACAGCAACCAATCCTAATAACAATAGCATAAAAACGCCTACTGCTTTCATTAGAAGTCGCCCTTGTCTACTTGGAATACACGGAGGCCATTCGCCCTCCACATGCTTACTACTCTGTCTCTGTCGTCAAATGCCATCGTAGGATTGAATCCTAACTTCTCCATATCCACGAGCATATTTTCTTTGATATCGTTATCGGCCGAGTATTTCTCCCACATACCGCGAAACAATGCCAGGCTGTATTTAACGCCAGCATCTTTCAATTGCTTGAGCGTTAACTCCTTGTCTTCCTCAAGGCGCCCTGTAGCAATGATAATACGGTGCCCTGCCTCTTCCAACAGTTTGGCCATCATCACAACATCCTTATTCGGAGTGTCGTGAATCATGTCCTCACGAAAGGCTTTCCAGTCTTTCGGTCTCTGCTCAACATGGTGGCGTCGATGGTCAATGTTCATTAACGTACCATCCACATCAAAAATTACGTCTGCCATATTATTTCCCATTGGTATTCCATACAGGCTTAAACTGTTTAAGTAGTGCATCCTCTTCTTGATCCACTAAATTAATTTCACGTGTAACCTGCTCTCCAAGTAACGTATACGACTGTTTGATGCTATCACAAACTCTACCGTATACTTTAATCTCTTGCCCACTACGGATTGTCTCTCTTATCAGTTTCGCTTTACTAATCCCAGTGGCACTTCCGCCGCGCCATCCTCCGCGATGTTCGCTTAGACGCTTGTTGATTCCTTTGCTTGCCATACCTATGTAAACAACCATATCGCCAACTACCCAGGCGTATACCTGCCCCTGTGGCAATTTAAATTCTGGGTCATCTATCTTGAATTTGACCTCGTCTCCGTCAAGATAGATATTGCCCGCCGGTTTGAAACTGTACTCTTGTAAATCTTGTAATTCCATTATCATGCCATCCAAATACCAATTACCATCAATGATACAAATAAACCGCATACTCCAAATAGAGTGTACAATACCACTTTTAAGGTTGCCGTGAAATGAAAAAAGATAAAATAGAAAAGTAAAATTGGAGAGAGGATTAATGCCGTGATCATTAATTTACCTACAATTGCACCAAAGCACCAATCACTCCATCCACAGCCGTCCATTATATCTTTTCCAGCATCGTCCCCGGAACGCGCCATGTACCGTGACTACCACAGTCAACAACCACGCGAGTCCGTTTGATTTCTACCACGTGACCATTCATCTGCTTTGGGATACGGCCACGGTTAGTCTTACGACCACTCGTTACCATAACACGGTCACCTGCCTGTAGAGCACCAATACGTGCCTTGCCCTGCCGGCGGCGTGCCTCCATGACCAGTTTGCTTACCGCCTTCAACTGATCCATGTTCATAGCGTCAAAGTCCACTCGATGGAGTTGATTGATCGCTTCGTTGTTTGTCTCTTGTAAATCCATATTAATACCCACACGTTTGTTTAAGGTTGATTTCATTTGCATCACACATCTCGATTATTTCGTCGTTAGTCATCCACTTGGCGACCATTACCACAAAATAATCAGGATCTAGTAGTCCTTCCTGTACTGCTTCACAAAGACGCTCACGTGCGTCACGGTCTTCCCCAATGGCCATAGATCTGTCATCGTACCCAATGGTATATGTTCCATATCCAATAGACATTAGAAGTACCTCACGCGGGTATCGTCAGTGTTCTCAAACTGTTTCTCTTCACCGCGGTCACGTCGTATACCGGGCGTACAACCTGTCGGAACTTCATCCAGTGCCAAGTAACGAAATCCTTTATAATTGTCAGTAGACATAAGGACATTTTCGAGCATTGTCATCACGCCCTGGCGCCATGCCCGGTCAACTGCGACATACTCAGTACGGGTGCCACGTGGTGCTAGTGACAGGTTTGTATTCGCCCATTCCTTAACATCTTCAACATTCATTGTCTTTCTACGTGCCATTAACCGCTCCAGTTAATTAAGTTCATACCACTATTATAGCAAATATAGACGAAATGTCTACCTTTTTTGTGCTATAAGTGCTTGATTCTGCTGGATTTTTAAGGTTTTTGTAAGTGCTTGATTTTAAAGGCTTTTATAAATCGCTAGAATAAGCGATTTTTACGCTTTCTAAGTATTTTCCGAGATCGTGACCATTCAGATAAAACATCGTAGCCAGTTTCTCGTCAAATATTGAGATATTCATGTATTTCTGTAATCTGCCCATCTTATTGACATGTATGAAATATGGGCTCGGCATACGATTATCCAAGTCCAAATATAGGCGTTGTTTCCCTGTTACTGATTGTGTGCTGAGATCGAATCGATACTCTTTTAATTTTACTTCTTTTGTGAGTGTAAGATACCCTGGTTTTGTGAGTCGCAGACCACTAGAACCTCTGACATTATACCACCAAAACAAAGTGTATTTTCGTACATCTTCTGTAGTGCGTGGGATGTCCAAGAGATCCATAAAGTTAGTTGTATAGTCATGTTTCGATAATCTATTACTCACCCTTCTCCACTTTCTTACCTTCTGATAGTAAGAAGACTTCAAATTTATTAGTTTTAAATTGCATATTTAATTTTTTGGCTAGATTATGTGCATGTCCTGGATTACCAAATACAACTCTCTTATATTTTGGTCCAGGGTAATTGACAAGTAAGTTGCTAGTTTTTAAATTAATAGGCTGACCATTATAAAACACCGCCCAAATACCCTCTACTTTTAGTATTTGATCTGATCTGTAAGTCTCTTTGTTAGTGCTTTCTAAAATTATTTCTGGTTTAGGCCTGCTCATTATTTTAAGTCACTCCTGTATAGTTATATACGTATATAACTATTTATCGGCATCTTAACTAAAATTCTCCGGCGTCAAACTCTACTTCTATTACTTGGTTATGTATGATTTCGTCTTGTAATTGTATGATTTGTTCTTGGCAAGTAGCAATATGCGTCAAAAGAACAGCCAAAGAATGTTCTAAATCATTACAATGTTGCTTACCTATTCTTAATTCACTTTGCCCACTATGCTTCAGTCCAGCAATTTGGTGTAATAGGTTTTCGATGGGGCGTAAATTAAGTTGTGGACTTGACATACTTCAATGATTCCTTAGCATCTTCTATAGTTTTATATGGGCCCTTGTATCCATATCTGTCTAACGTAATAAGTTTTGGACAGTATGCTGTAGTCCAACCTATCTTATTAAAGTTTATAATATAGTGTCCAGCACAAAACCAACACTTGCTGTCAGTACGTTTAGTAAACATTGGTAGTTTACGTGCTAGGTCAAATATTGTATTGTATCCACTTTTGGAATTGATAGGATAATCGTATACAGTGTCCTCTGATTTTGTGTCACGAGTATCTTCAGTACTAAATTTAATAAATCGTATAGGGTATTTTTCTAATAAGTTTTTCTTATTCTTAAAGGCACTCTTGCGTCCGTCCTCTGTAACAACGAACGCCTCGCCTAATTTATTAAGCATACCCACACTTTTACCTTCTTTAGATAGGATCCAAAAACGATCCTTTATTAATGGTTTTGCTACTGTGTCTTCTGTCATCGTCCTATATCCTTGATACAATCCTCGCTAATCACCATATATGGACCTTTATTAAAGGCAGGCGCAATGGTGTGCGTAGACTTGTATGATTTTCGTTTTGGTAGTGCGCCTAATATTCTAGCGTCATGTGAAGGAATATCCTTCATGGGGCAATTTGTTTCGTAATTAGGGAAAGGATTGACAGAAGAAGTAAATCTTATCTTCTGTTTTCGACCTATTGCTTTATTGCGTCTTTTACGATAAGCGGCCGCCATGCGTTCCTGATACGTGTTCATTCTGGTATATCCTCTGCGTATTGATCACGCCATAATTCTTTATCAGTCTCTGCATCCTGAATCTTAACCCATTCAATATTAAAGTCACCAGGATGATATGGTGTATCCATTTCTGGGGTATGCTCTATGCCATTTTCTTCTAGATACTCTTTCAAAGTATCTAAGTTTTCAGAGTCAATATATTCTGTTGTATGATATACCTTTTCTGCCTCAGAATAACTTACTTCCCACGTTACAATAAATTCTTGGTCGCTCATTTTATACCTAATGCCTTCCCTATGGTGTTGTCTAACTCGTCCATAGTAGTTAAGTCTTGTTTTGCTTCTAATACTTTGCGTTTAGCATCCAACCCAAACGTCTTCTTAAACCAGATGTTTAGTCTGTCACTAATGTTTACTACTTTTCTAAACGTTTTTCTACTAATTACTTTCAAAACAATTCCTTTTCTGTTAATACTTGAAACTCATACCCGTTGTCTATACAATATAGTCTAGCCGCTCTCCACTTGGCCCTGTTAACACTCCAAGATGTTTGCCACTTGGGTTTAATTTCAATAATTTTCTCAATAGTTTTACCTTCTACATCCTTATACATTACATAAAAGTCTGGATAGTAGTTGTGTGTGCGCTCGTCTTTGGGTGATACATATGGAATGTGAATTGATTCACTATCCCATTTTAATATATTCTCTGACCGATCACAATATATCATAAACCGCCGTTCCCACATTGACCTATATATAACACTCTTTTTATCAAGTTTAGATTTGTCTTTGGGTATATACTTTCCCTTAACTGCTGTATTTTTCATCTCTTAAATATTCTTTTAATAATTTTATATGGAATAGTAAATGGGAGTAGCAACATTCTCACACCCAAACAAACCCATAACAACATTATTATACCAATTATTATAACAAATATTACTATAAAGTCAAGCCAAAGATATATGTCTAATAAGTCTAACATACCCCTACCCCATCCTGGTTTTGTTGGACTACCATACAATATAGTAATTGTAGGGACACCATCCACAACTTCAAAGCCATTATAAGTTCCATCTGCTGACTCTGCTATGTGTTCTCCTATCTTATTAAATACTTGTTCTTTTTCTACATCCATAGGTCTGTATAGTGCTTACCAAACAATGAAAATCCTTCCTGAGTTTCTTTCCAACGCTCATTATTCCAATAGTCTTCTTCAGCACCTACATCATCTCCGATGACATTCTCAAAAGCAACAAGCATTTTGTTAATTACTTCAACCCATTCATCAAAATCTTCCAAGTCACTTGGATAACTTTGTGAGTTGTCTCGCAATTGCTCTAGAGCAGGAATAATTATTAATGCTAATGTGTGGTCCAATGCCCATGTATCCCATGGGTGTATTTCCACATCAATGTCACAATGACCATCATCATATGGTTCGCTAATATTAACTCTCATTTTATTTTCCTCGGCTTACCGTCATCATTAAGGGCAACATTTACAAAATCCCCACACGCTACTTTATCATTACCTACGTATACGTCAATGTGTACAGTTGCAGATGTTGTTCCTAGTTTTATAATGTGCCCATAGCAAGAGACTAAATCCCCTACCTGTACACACTTAAAAAATTCTATGTTATTAACTGCACGAGTAGCACTCTTTCCTTCTGGTGCTATATGTGCTGATGCTAAATCCATAATACCCATAAGCCAGCCGCCAAAAATATCACCACGAGCATTAGTATCCCGTGGCATTGCTGATATTTGTATAACTAACTTACCTAGTAATTGGTTAAAAGCCATTTAATCGTCCTTGGATATAATTTATGCTCCACTTCGTGTATTTTTTCTTCCAATGTTTCTATTGTATCTCGTTTTTCTACTTTAACTGTTTGCTGTGCAATAATAGTGCCAGTGTCCATTCCCTTATCAACATAATGTACAGTTACGCCTGCTACTTTAACACCATAGTCATATGCTTGCTTAATAGCACTCGCCCCCTTAAATGCCGGAAGTAAAGATGGATGAATGTTTATTATATGCGATTCCCAGCGCCTTACGAAACCAGGATTTAAGAGTCGCATAAAGCCGGCGAGTACTATTAAATCTATTTTATTTGCTATGCATAATTTGGTTATTTCTTCTTCTAATAAGTTAAGTCTAGGTTGTGATAATGTCGGTATTTTTTTTTCTTGTGCTCGTTTTAATCCATAAGCATCATGATTATCAGACATAACAAATTTTATAGGTATATCTGCATCTATAATAGCCTGTAAGTTTGTTCCAGAACCAGATAGTAGTACAACTATTCCTGACACTATGCCTCCAAGTAACTTGAGTTTAAAATTTCACTAAATCTTTGAGCGTCATCGCCCAATCTCTGTAAATTGTGTCTACCACAAAATTTCATAAAATGAATCCCTACGTTAGTATTTTTCTTTGCTATAATACCGTTTATAGTTTCATTCATTTGTTCTCTAATATCGTCTGGTTGCTCCATTAAGTCAATCAATTGTTTGTTGCGCTCGTAATCATCCTTTACTTTGTGCTCAATATTATTATGATCAACCCAACGTTGAAGCATCATATTGTTCCAAGCAAAACCTTGATTGGTTCTGTCATTAAATGCTTCTAATAATTTGTTCTTTCTAATGCGTGGATACGCACTAAAGACGTTATCACTAGCATCACCTCTCATACACTTTTCAAATAATAACCACGCGGGGTTGGGTATTTCTTTTGGCTCTTTGGTCTTTTTATCTATGACCATATTACCTTTTTTATCAAAAATACCACATGCTGTTATTAGTTGATCTGTAATGCCATTGTATTGTTTAACGTTATCTGTTATAAGTTGATAAAAATCACTATCACTGCTTATAATATAGTGTTCATCAAACGGGTGATTTTGAATAAACCCCGCAATTAAATCATCCGCTTCTAATACGCTATTTTGTATTACTGAACAGTTTGTTTTGTTTTCTAAAAATGTAACAAACTCAGTAAACACTTCCCAAAAGAGTGCGTCTTCTTCCTGCTCTCTTTCTGTAAGTGCTTGCCGTGCTACGATCCTGTTCTTTTTATATGGCTCGTAGTAATCTTTACGCCAACTTCGTCCTTCTAAACAAAAGATAACGTGATCAGTTTTAAACTCTCGCCATACTTTAGCAACACTATTCAGCGTCACGTGTATAGCAAGTGCCAGTTTAGTGTCAGAATCAACACTCTTTGCTACAACATGTCTTGCTCTGAAGAACATGTTAGCAGTATCAATTAATAGATATTTCATAGTAGCACTCTATGGAATTGAAGTTACGGCCACCCCAGGTGGCGGCCGCCGACTTCTGGTGTGTTTTTTACTTCTTAGTAAAAAGCCAATATAGGGTTCCGGCCGCTACTAAACCAACTAGACCATTACTACCTAGTGAATTCACTAGTCCTATAATATTACCTACAACATCACCGGGCAAGAATGCCACTGATGGTCCAAAGATTATTTGAACAATTACTGCTAAGGCGATTAGTGATACACCAACTTCTGTTAGTTTTGTCACCCACCCTAGTATGTTGTCTACCATGCCAGCCATATTATTACCTCCTGAGGTTTTATTGAATGTGCATAATTGATGCACTGGCAAATCATAACTACACAATTGCAACTATGATCTATATAGTATAACAGATTATACCATTTGTGTCAATCTATTCAGCAGAATACGAGCCCATGCTTTGTGAGCGTCTGGACCATAGTATTCTGTGCCTGGATTGAAGAAGAGATTCTGTTTTGTCAATTGAGAAACCATAGTTTCCTGTGGTTCATACGGACCGATATAAGAATCTCCAAAATCATATCGATCATTTTCCTGAATATTCAGACAATTGACCGTATTGAACATAATGTGTTTTGTTTTAGATTTATTTAATTGCTCATGTAATTGAACAACATCTTTTAACATACTTTCATGTCCGCGTAATAAACCATCCCAATCTTCAAAGCCTATTATAGCAATTACATCTTCCGGGTGTGGTTTAAGATTAACATATCGCATAGTTTCCATCATTATAGTTTCATTATTATAATGTGCTTTCGATATGTTAAAACTTCCTATAGCCATTACTGGCGTTATATGTACTTGATATGCATTTGCTTTATTATCTGGATGTGGAACATCACCATGATGTCTCCATAATTGATCATCGCCCGCAGATGAATAATCATTTACACATTTAGCGGCCGCTGTGTGAGCGCCACCAACACAAATAATACTGGCACGTGCGCTCGGGTCTGCTCGAGGCCTTGACGCGGGGGCAATACTCATTCTTTATTGAACCATTTCCATGCACGAGCATCAATCCATTTTTTACCAACGTAAATCAATGCTATTAATATTAAGACTATAAATGCATCGCCATACCAAGGTAAGTCTGTATCTAAATTAACACCGCCAACACTTAATCCAGTGTCGGGTGCTGTTTGTTGTACTGTAACACTGTTGTCGTCAGTATTAACGGTAATAGTTTTGCCTTCGCTCATTCGTATTCTCTCCTACCGCCCTCTATTTCTTTTCCCTGCACAATGCTTTCCGCAAACACTTCTTCGTCATATTGCTCTAATGCAATTTGTTTGCATAGATCTTGAAACCATTGATCCACTATTTCTTCATTTGTTTGTCCAGTTAACCCATGGGTACGCAACATTTCTACAAAATGTTCATTCCAATCTAATTCAAAAGCACCATTTCGTGGGTTATCTTTATCTATCTCCACATCTACTATAGTAAACCAAGGCTCTTCATCTTTCGTTGCTTGTTCTTTTGGTGATAGTTTTGTTTTTTTAGGAGCAGATTCTGTTTTTGGTGCTGGCTTAGGCTTTCTAATTGCCTTCCCTAATTTATCAAATATTCCCATTATTGTATTACCTTGCCTTCTTTTTCCTTAATCGCTAATGCCATAGCAACTCCCTCGGGTGTTAATGTAACGTAATCTTCATACATTTCTTTCCAAATAGCAGAGGGTTTTATTCCAAGACGTTCTAATAATGACCCAATTGATATTTCAGTTAAGCCTTCTTTTTTACATTCTAATAAGACTTGTAACATGAGTTCTTCTACCTTTGGATCTCCTTGCTCTATAGGTAAGTTACTTAAATATTCTGGTAAGTCCATTACGTTCCCCATGCGTTTCCGAATAAGTCGGAATGTAATCTTGGACTGTATTTTAGTCCATATTTCATTGCTAGATCTGCAACGTGGCGTGAATTAAAAGAGTAATCTTCGTAGCATCCGCCTACTGGCATTACATACACTGGACATTCTACTCCAGCACTTCTGTATGCCTCAACAGCCTCCAGCACTTCATAAATACCCTCTTCATTATCTATCACGAATTTAAAATACATATCTGATTTCTGAACGGCAAAGTATTCTTTCGCTATCTCTGGATTAATAGCATCCGACCACTTTTCGCCACTTGCTGATAGTTTAGGACTACAAGACCATGTTATCCAAGGCCTGTCCGTACCAGCAAAAAAGTCATTCCATCGTAATGGCTGTGTGGTATTTGTCTCAAATGTCATATGCTTTAAACTAGACATCATTGGGTCCTTGAATAATGGCGTATATATACGTTGCCACAGCATAGGCTCACCACCTGTTACAACTAAATGTATTTCTTCCCACTGAGAACGTGGTGTTATGCTTAATAAATCTATTACTACGCCGTCTATATCAGTTGTTGTGGCAAACCGTTTAAAACGTGGATCCCAACTAGCATAACTATCACAACCTGTTTTAACTAGTGGCAGTCCATCTATTGCTGTATAATCATCTGGGTCAACCCACAGCCGCTCTTCACTTAATTGCCCTGCTGGCATTCCAAAGCCTTGGCATTTAAAGTTACAACCAAACAAACGCAGGAATACGCTTGGTGTTCCTACCCATCTACCTTCGCCTTGTAGGCTGTAGAATATTTCAGTATATCTAACTTTCATTTTTCTCTTGCTCTGCCATCCATTCTGCCATACTCCGTTTATAATGTGGTCCGATCCAATGTCGCATTGCTTCTATATGCTTTTTCTCACGCTCTTTTTCCTTTTCAGGATACTCATTTATTATTATAACAATATTTTTGAGATTGTCAATGGTATTTGCCTCATAAGGAGATCTATAATAATGTCGTTCATTAAGGTTATCTAAACATCTTTGAGCAAGCTCTTTAATATCCTCTAAGTCATCGCGCATAACTTTCTATGCCACCTTCTCTGTGTATGTCTAACGTTAAACAATGCAATCCACCATCCCAAAAGAATCTATGTCTGAACGGTGCTACTATGGGTTCTATATTGTGTGATCTAAACCACTTAAACAAGTCTTTATTTTCCGTCATACATAATACAGTTTCAGGATTTATTACTAATACATTTACGTCCCATACAGTTTCCTCACAAAAGCCTACCCACTCTCCAAACCATGAATCCACAAAATCAATTAGTTCATCATTATGCTCTTCGCCTGGCACCCACCATTTTCCTTTTACTTTATCTCTAACTTCTAAAAATGGAGACATATCAGACCATTGGGCATCGGGCAAATAATATACATCCCAATTTGGAAAGTATTTTTTAAATTGTAATGCTTCTCCGTTGCTAATCCAAACACCAGGTTTGATTGGATTATATATTCCATCACTGTGTCCATCATTATATGCTGTTATTATAGTATAATCTTTTAATTGCGTTTTAAAATATTTGTATATATCTGTTGGTAATCCATCTAATATTATAGTATCTCCTAGTCTAACAATACTAGGCGCATCATTACTATTACTAAATGGTAGTTTATCTACAATGTTGCCAGTATACTTCCTTAAATTGTTAAATAATGGTTCTAATCCTGCCTGTGTTGCTGGGAAATCTCCATGGTCCTTTCGCACATCCTTTCTTGTTAGTCTATACATTGAATCATCTATAACAATTTGTTCATCTCTTACCATTAATGGAGGACTAGTTAAATTGCCTGGAGACTCATGTATGTTATAGTTGTCTAAATGTTCTCTAACGCCATTTATATCTTTAAGTTTAGGCCATTTGTCTAATACTAAATCCTTGCGTATTTCTAAGTTATCATCTAAACATTCTCGTCCTACTTTATATATATTATATACGTGTTCAAAGTCAAATACTTTAGGACGATTAACTGTTGTGCCGTAACTCTCTAATATTTCTCGTATGTTTTCTAAATCTTCTATAGTTTCTTCTGTTATTTGTCGCAGAACATTTCTAACACTATCATTTTCTATGTAGTCAAAAAAGTCAGGACAATAACAGTCACCAAGCCAACATTCAACTAATGGCTGAAATCCTGTATTGCAATTTATTATCCCCATCCTATAAAACCAGCATCAGGGCTAGTATAAATGGAACTGTTCTTATCGTTCTCTCTTGCCTCTACACTAATAACCCAGGCTCGTCCTTTAGTTCTTTCTCGTAACCAAGCATCTGCCCATGTACAAATACGATATGCAGTACCTTCCATACCTGGGCCTTCTTCTTGTACTATTAATTTGCAAACACCTGCCTCATGCAATGTTTGGAATGTTTCCATCCACGGATCATCATGGTCAATTACAAATGTATGATCATAATTCTCATCTAACCATTGTTTTATTCCATCTAAATCGCCGTAATCAACAAGAAATCCTTCTTTTGTCATTGTCTGTGCGCCAAACACAAGATGAAAACTACGACTATAACCGTGTATTAAATGGCAATTGCCGTCATGCTTGTGTTGTCTATGAGCACATGGAAAATTATAAAAACTTTTTGTTGATGTAAATTCTGGTACGTCACTCATTTCATTCTCCTATCATGATTGTGAAAAACGGGGTGTATTACTATAATAAAATAAAGCATAGATCCTAAAGGAACAAAAAATACCTGAACAATTGTCCATAGTATTTTATTTCTAAGTCTCATTTCTCTATGATATAAATCCCATATTGTCCATATCAATAATGTAAGTCCTAATGCTACTCCAAATTCAATCATTATCTTCTCCTACCAATTTTTGTAATTCCACCAGTTTTCCCATGGGAATACAACCCACGATGGGTCTTCTGTTTTGTTAATTGAACGAGCAGAATATTTAACATCCTTAAACTCACTACCCTCGTTGTTTATTAGCACAGCAAATCTAATGTTACGCCGCCACAATGACTTATTTTCTGCTGGCATATGTACTGCATTGCCATGATGATGAAATAAATGCGGCTCTATAACTTCCATCCAGTCATTAACCATCCATTGGAAAGTTGCGCCAGTATCATTTATATCATCTACAATAAGAATTTGCTTGCCTTCTAATGCGTCCAACGGTATTGTAGAGTTAGATTCTTGTGTAACATTATCACGCAATCTAACATCTTGTGTAACCATAGGACGATTAAGAAAATGACTAAACATTACAGCAGGCAATAATCCACCTCGTGGTATGCCCACTATATAATCAGGCCGCCAATTATCCTCGTTCATTTGATAACAAATATTCAATACATACGATTTAATATCTTGCGTATCAGTATCTATAATTTTAGTCATACTCTGTGTACCAATTGCATAAACTCTGCTCTGTGTGCTGTATCTGTTTTATATCGCCCACCTAGTTTGCTTGTAATAGTAAATGAACCTGTGTCCTCTACTCCTCTATGCTTAACACAGAAGTGAGCGGCGTCAATTATCACAGCAACTTCTGGTGTATCTAAAATATAACTAAGTGCGTGATAAATTTGTTCTGTTAACCGTTCTTGTATTTGTGGTCGTTTACTAAAGTATTCTACAATCCTGTTTAACTTGCTTAAACCTAATACTTTTTGATTTGGAATATAGCCTACGTGTGCTTTACCGTCTATAGCAACTAAGTGGTGTTCACAAAAGGAAGATACTTGTATGTTCCTTTCTACAACCATCTCATCGTAGTCTATTTTGTTTGCTACTGCTGTGCATTTAGGGAATGTGTCTGGGTGTAAACCCCAAAATATTTCGTTGACATACATTTTAGCGACACGTTTTGGTGTGTCAAGTAAACTGTCGTCTGCTAAATCCATTCCTACAATCTCAAGAATCTCTCGCATTCTGCTTTCAATTGCTTCAATCTTATCTGTTCTTGACAGAGTATACAGATTTGAGGTGACAGGCGTTTCAAGGCCTAGTTTTGATAAATGTGCGTGGACTTGCTGGCCCAACTCAGGGTCAGTCTTTGTTTTGTTATAACTCATTTTCCTTCCTTACTCGGTTGTTGTTTTACATCAGTTACCTTTGTGTAACTCTACTAATATTTATATGTCTAGAATATTGTCAAACATAATATCGGCACTTAAAAAATTATGTGTTAATACCTCTACTTGCTCGTCCAAATATTCTTTTTTCACAATGTCATAGTTGTCACATAGTGTAATAATGAAGTCTTCTAACTCTTCTTTATGCTCTAAATAGTTACCATAACTTTCAGTCCATATACTGGGATACTTAAATACATCCTTATACATTTCACTGTAACTTGCTCTGTCTGGAACAATAGGAATAGCACCTGCTAAACATCCTTCCATCATACTAATGCCTAAATTTTCATGTAGGCTACAACTAAACACCGCTTTTGCTCGCCCTAGTTTTTCATAATATTCTTCTTTACTCAAATTTAACTTTTGTGTAAGTAAAACGTAATATGGCGACAAATCAAGATTCTCTATAATCTCAGGCTGTTTATCTTCATTATAACGATGTGGCCACATAATAGTATTTTCTTTAGGACTATCATAATATGGTTGCAACTGTCCTACGATAGGATTATGCGGTTGTCCACTGCGTATTGCTTTGTTGTGATATATGTCAGGTATTTCCAAGTTGTGTAAAAATATATTTTTATGGAAATTACTTGCATAATAATTGTAGTCACATGCCATATACCATGCCTTTTCTTGTAAATGTGGCCATGGTTTTGACATCTTTAAACCCAATATGTCAGTTGGATCGTATGCGCCTGCATGCCAAATACCGTGTATCTCTACAGGTATGTCAAGCAGTTCGCTCATGTATTTGATGGGCGTTACTATGAAGTTCCAAGCATCAGTAATAAGGAATTTGTCGTTAGGGAGGATGAGATCCTTACTAAACAATTCACTTACTTGCGCGGTTTGGCTAGCCTTGTACTCATTTGTTTTTCCGAAGTCAAGGAACGCACCGCTGGTGGTTTTATCTTCAACAGTAACCCCATCGATAGTTTCAACACAATATTCTAAACTGTGCTCTGCTATTTTTTCATTAAGAAGTAATGGAATATTATCGTACCATTGTTTTGTATAGCGTTGATCTATAGGTTCAATGGGTATAATATAAATTGTATTCATTGGTATAATCTTGTAATATCTTCTTCGTCACATTGGTCACCATATTGTACCTCTAATATGCTTAATTCCTGCCTTGCGGGATTTATTAATTGATGCCAAGTACCTGCTAATATAACTAATGTGTCAGTTTCATGTAATATAACAGTAGTGCTATTATCTTCTATTAAATCTTGCTCTAATGTTTTATTACCCCGTGGGTAATCCTCACTGAGTATCACCCTTGCTACGCCACTATTAACGCACCAAAATTCGTTTCTATGTTCATGTTTTTGAAAACTTAAACACATACTGGGACTAACTACAAGTTCTTTTACTTTAACTTTATTGCCCAAGTCGTTTAGAACTCTATAATAACCCCATACGCGATACTCTTTTTGAACTTCTTTAAGAATTTCGTGAATTTGGATATTCGCGTTTTTTGTAGTCTCGGTTGTCATGGCGTTTGTTATCGAATCGCTTTTTATATTGGTTAAAGGGATAGCCAGGCCATTGGCGTGCTCTGCCAGTGTCCTTCCATTTAAGGAAATCATCATAAGGAGTTCTTTCCTTATATAGATGTGCTTCGTTAAATACCCGCCCAAACTCCCTACAAAAATTGCGGTATTCATCTAGATCATTAAAGATCTTCGTAACTGCTTCTTTCATTGTTATTATTCTGCGGCTAGGGTTATAGGATAGACGCAATGGCAGCCGTTTTCGCCATCTTCGCCTACTTCGATCCATACTTCTCTATCTGGGTATTTGTCGTTAATAGCCATATAAAGATCATCAGCAATCATCTCACAGGACTTGTAGTCCAGTTGTAATGTGCCTGCATACAAGTTTTCCATCCAACGCTTAAACTGGATAAATTCAATATCCCTGTCATCGTGGAATACTTGTATAGTGACTCTAAAGTGGAATGTGTGGCGATGCGGATATCCAAGAAAGGATACATCATACTCATCACCAGTTGCTAGTGCGGGGTCTTCCAAAGCGGCAGGGTATTTGTGTATACCTTCTTTTTGAAATTTAACCCAAATCATTTTGGGCATACGTTGGACTTTTTCTGTCCTTAATTGATGTCTATGATCATCTATGTTGAATACTTCATTCATAATTAACTCGCAGGTTCAGTTGATACGTGTTCTTCTTTCCCATCTACTCCTTCCCACGATTTGTGGTCGGGCATTGGGTCCTTCTGCTCCGTTATGTTGGGCCATATTCTAGAGTATTTGTCGTTAAAGTCCGCCCAATCTATATTGCCAGTTTGCGTGTATTCATTGTCTGGCACAATGGCTTCAAGAGGACATTCGGGCTCACATATACCACAGTCAATACACTCGTCTGGATGTATAATTAGCATGTTTTCGCCTTCGTAAAAGCAGTCCACCGGGCATACCTCTACGCAGTCCGTTAATTTACATTTAACGCAAAGTTCATTAACTATATATGTCATAACGTAATTATACTATGACCACTTGATATTGTCAAGTAAAGATGAGTGTCCGTCTTTGTATTGTATTACTACATTTCCCTTGGCGTCAACACCGTCCCATGTGAAATCCTCGCCATATATTAATCCTAATGTGCCTAAATGGTTGCACAGCATAGCAACAGCTTCAACGGTTCTGTAGTTGGCGTTTAGTGCTCCGCCTTCTACAGTTTTACCCGATGTTTCACCTATCCATCTATCACGGACAGTAACTTTATCAATATTAAATTTTCCGATTTCCATTATTTTAACGTTTCTTCTATTGTTCCTTCTTTATGCATATCATACACAATATCAGAACCACCAACAAATTCTCCATTAACATACAGTTGTGGAATAGTTGGCCAATTACTAAATGATTTAATACCATCTCG